CACCGAGGGCTCCGCTTTCTTTTTTATTTATTGAAAGGAGAAGCACATCATGCTGAAAAAGACCATTACCTACACCGATTACAACGGCAACTCCCGCACGGAGGATTTCTACTTCAATCTGAACGAGGCCGAACTGGCCGAGATGGTGGTATCCGTGGACGGTGGCCTGACCGCCATGATTCAGCGCATCGTGGCGGCACAGGACGGCAAGCAGATCATCGCCACCTTCAAGGACATCGTACTCCGGGCCTATGGCGAGAAGTCCCCGGATGGCCGCCGGTTCATCAAGAGCCCGGAGCTTCGGGACGCCTTCTCCCAGACGGAGGCCTATGTGAAGCTGTTTATGGAACTGTCCACGGATCACGATGCCGCGGCCGTATTCATCAACGGCATTATCCCGCCTCCCAAAAAGGAGGACGGCGAGACGCCGGCACTGGCCCCTTCCAACTGAGAAAACACCGAGGTGACCAGAGATGCTGAAGGTTGTAGTACCGGCGTCCGAACAATTCGATGACGCTACCGGGTGCTTTATCAACACAAAGGAACAGGTTCTCCAGCTGGAGCACTCTCTGGTCTCCCTTTATAAATGGGAGTCAAAGCACTGCAAGCCTTTTCTTTCCAGAGAGGCCAAGACCACGGAGGAGTCCATCGACTACATCCGGTGCATGACCATTACCCAGAATGTGGACCCGAATGTCTATCACGCGGTGACAAAAGACATTATCGACCAAGTAAACGCCTATATCGACGCCCCGATGACCGCAACGACCTTCCCAAAGGAACCGGGACGAAGCGCCAACCGGGACATTATCACGGCGGAGATCATTTACCACTGGATGATCCTCCACCACATCCCGTTCGAGTGTCAGAAATGGCACCTGAACCGGCTGCTGACATTGATCCGCGTCTGCGATGCAAAGAGCCAGCCGCCAAAGAAAATCCCGAAGAGCGAACAGATTGCGCGAAACCGCACGCTGAACGCCGCCAGACGGAAACGGTGGAATACGAGAGGATGAGAGAACCGGCATGATTAGATTCAGACAACAGGGCGACTTTACCAAGCTGACCCGCTTTCTGGAACGGGCGAAAGAGGCAATCCACCTCGGCGACCTTGACCGGTACGGCAAGGCCGGTGTGGCCGCCCTGTCGTCTGCAACGCCGGTAGAGTCCGGCGAAACGGCCCGTTCTTGGTATTACGAAATCAAACACCAGAAGGGGTCCGTTACGATCTCGTTCTGCAATTCCAACATTCAAAATGGAGTTCCCATCGCCATCATTCTCCAATATGGGCATGGCACTGGGACTGGAGGCTGGGTCCAAGGGAGAGATTACATCAACCCCGCGATCCGGCCTATTTTTGAGCAGATTGCAAAAGACGCATGGAGGGAGGTTACGCGGCCATGAGCACTACGATTGACGAAAAGGTTGTTAAAATGCGATTTGACAACCAGCAGTTCGAGTCGAATGTGCAGACCAGCCTGAATACGCTGGACCGGCTCAAGAAGAGCCTTGATATGGAGGGTGCGGCAAAGGGGCTGGAACAGGTCAACGACGCGGCGAAGCGGTGTGATATGTCCAAGCTCAGCGGTGCGCTGGAGACCGTTCAGGCCAGATTTTCCTCCTTGGAGGTCATGGCGGTGACCGCCTTGGCCAACATTACGAATTCGGCAGTCAACGCGGGCAAGCGGATGCTTGCGGCATTTACCATCGACCCAATCAAGAGCGGCTTCGATGAGTATGAGCTGAAGATGGGCTCTATTCAGACCATCATGGCCAGCACAGGTGAAAGCCTGGATGTCGTCAATCAGAAGCTGGACGAGCTGAATACTTATTCGGACCGAACCATCTATTCTTTTGCCGACATGACCGAGAATATCGGCAAGTTTACCAATGCCGGCGTTAATCTGGATGACGCGGTGGCGGCCATTCAGGGTGTGGCCAATGTGGCGGCGGTATCGGGCGCAAACGCCAACGAGGCGTCCCGAGCCATGTATAACTTTGGTCAGGCACTGTCCTCCGGCAGTGTCCGGCTGATTGACTGGAAATCCATCGAGCTGGCCAATATGGCCACCGTGGAATTCAAGGAACAGCTGATTGAAACGGCTGTGGAGCTGGGGACGCTGGTAAAGGTGGGCGATCAGTACCAGTCCACCACTACGGATCTGAACGGGAAGGTCTCCGACCTGTTCACGACCACTACCATGTTCAACGACTCCCTCAGCAGCCAGTGGATGACCACGGATGTGCTGACTAAAACCCTGGGCAAGTATGCCGATGAAACAACGGACATCGGTAAGAAGGCTTTTGCCGCGGCACAGGATGTCAAGACCTTCAGCCAGTTAATCGACACGCTGAAGGAGAGCGCACAGTCCGGCTGGGCGGAAACCTGGCAGCTTATCGTGGGCGACTATGAGGAGGCCAAAAAGACCCTCACGGAATTCAATAACTTCTTCAGCAATATTATCAGCGCATCTTCCGAAGCGCGCAACTCCCTGCTGAGCGGGGCGCTGATGTCCAGCTGGGGGCAGCTAAAGGACACAGTTAAAGAGGCCGGCTTTTCAGTGGACGATTTTCGGACCGCCCTTCAGGAGACCGCCTCGGAAACCGTTACCGACTTTGACAAGATGGTGGAGGAAGCGGGTTCTTTCGACGACACCCTGTCCAAAGGCTGGCTGACCACGGATATTCTGGTTCAGACGCTGGACAAGCTGGCCAATCAGGCCACCGGCACCACAGAAGGGCTGGCGGCACTGAGCGACGAGCAGCTGAAGAACGCAGGCTATACCGAGGAACAGGTGCAGGCAATCCGCGAACTGGAAAAGCAGGCCAAGAGTGCCACCGGCCCGGTTTCTGAACTGGTGGAAAACATGACCCGGAAGAGCGGCAGAGCACTGCTGTTCGAGTCTTTGCTCAACATCTGCAAGGCGCTTGAGAGCTATTTCAGCGCAGTGAAAGAGGCATGGGCGGATATTTTCCCGCCTGCCACCTCGGAGCAGCTTTATGGCATTATTGAAGGCCTGCATCAGTTTACCCAAGGGCTTATCCTGTCCGAAGGCACGATGGACAAAATCAAGCGGACCTTCAAAGGCGTATTTGCTGTGCTGGACATCGGCGTTCAGGCTTTTACAGCTCTGTTCAACGGTGTTAAACCGCTGTTGTCTGGCCTCGGGACGCTTGCCTCCGGATTTCTTTCCGTTACGGCGGCAGCGGGCGACTGGCTGGTAAACCTCGACGGGGCCATCCGGAAGAACGACATTTTCAACAAAGGCGTTCAGAAGCTGACGGACTTCATTCGAAACGCCGTGACCGCCATTACAGAATTTGCCGACGCGGTGCGGGAAAAGCTGCATCTCCCTACACTAGCGGAAGCAAAGGAGTCGGTGCAGGACTTCTTGAACACCATCAAGGAGAAAATCGGCGCTCCGGGACTGGAGCTGGTTCAGACCCTGATGGAGAAAATCAGCGAGCGGCTCCACGCGGCCGGCGAGGCCTTGGCGGAATTCAAGGACGGCATTCTCTCTTCTTTTGACAACATTGACACCGCCGTAGCGGGGAGCGCATTCTTCCAAATCATGCAAACCCTGTTCAACGGCGTAAAGACTTTGGCCGGCGGGGCGATCGACGCTTTGAGCGGTGGACTGAGCACCCTAATTACGGCCATTGGCAACGCGGATTTCAGCGGGGTGCTGGACTTTATCAACGCGCTCTCCTTCGGGGGTATTGCGCTGGCCGTCAAGAAATTCACTGAGCCGCTGGAGGCCATTGGTGATATCAAGGACAATGTGGTGGGCATCCTCAACAGCGTAAAGGGCTGCTTTGAGGCCTATCAAACCCAGCTTCAGGCGGGAACCCTGTTGAAGATTGCCGGAGCTATCGCGATCCTCACCGCGGCCATTGTGGCGCTGTCAGTGGTGGATTCGGAAAAGCTCAATGTAGCCTTGGGCGCTATTACGATGCTGTTTGTGGAGCTGATGGCCTCTATGGCGGTGTTCAACACTATCAGCGGCGCAGCGGCCAAGGGACTCTTCAAGAATGCCGCCGCCATGACCCTGATGTCCACCTCAATCCTGATCCTTTCCAGCGCGATGAAGAAGCTGGCGGATTTGGAATGGGAGGATATTGCTCAGGGTTTGGTGGGTATCGCCGGTATGGCAGGTGTTCTGGTGGCGGCTTCCAAACTCATGTCCAGCAGCGGCGCCATCCAAGGGGCGAC